TAATAATTATTAGCTATTATTAATTAATAATATTAAATAACAATTAGTAATAATAAGTATTAAAAAAAGGGAGTATTTGTTATGGCAAAGAGAGCAATTGAAACTGGAGCATTATCTGGAAAGTTATATGCTAAGGCTACGGAAGAAGAAAGCAGAGAAAAAGCTATCCTGACCGAAGAAGAAAAAGAGAGACGAGCAGAAAGAAGATCTACGATAGATAAGATTGTATTTAATGATGGAGAGAAAAATAAGCAAATTTCTGCCAAAGTAAATGATAAATTATATAAAGCATTTACCCAGATAAATAAGATACAAGGACTATCAAATAACTCTGCAATGAATATGTTGATGATTAAATATGTAAGAGAAAATAGGGAAATGTTAGAAAAAGATTCCATATACTAGAAATAAGTAATAATAAGTATTAATAAATAATAATAAGTATTACCGAGATAGATAAAAAATAAAAAATATATTGCAATATTAGAGATTTCCTTGTACAATAGGATTATCTTAAAAAAGAGTTACAATCATATTTGCTAAAAAATATAAGATACAAGAAAAAAGCGATATGATGTTATCTTCATATCGCTTTTACTATTATTAAAAATCAATTAAACGAATCATCTTGTTTACTTTACCAGAGTAACAAGACAAACTATTCAACTTTACCAGAGTTGAATATCCTACGGAGCATTACCAGTGCAGCCGTTGGAACTTACAATTAAATACTGAAAAATCAACTTAGCATACTACTTTTTGAAAAAAGAGATATGGTAAGGTGTATTTAATTTAACCTTTTTATATGGTTTATTTTAAATCATACTATCACACATGTCAAGAAGTGAATGTATGTTTGGGTTGAGTTGGACAGGGTTAGAATTACTCCTGAATAAATAAAATTAGTATCGGCAAGCTTAACAAGTAAATTGTCGGGGTTGGAGAGCTGCATCTATCAGTAATCCATAACCTAAGGGGTTGGAGCGAACGCAAGACCTCATATGCCTAACCAGATGAATCTATTGGTACGATTTATTCTGTACATTGGTTAAAAGTAGCGTTCGGGGGCGAAATGTGAGCTTAGACGTACATAAGGTACACATGAGTATGGCAGCCTGTGTAATAAGCAGGATGCGGAAATGGACAAGCACTGGAAACGGTGCGTGATAAGGGCATACAAAGACTATCATGATAAGTCCATGCGGACACGAAGAAAACCGCACTCATAGATTTATACTGCACTACAAGGATACGGATACCTAAAGACAAATACGGATTATTCGCTATGCAGGGATAGAGTTTCTTAATTTTTAAATTTGTAGGGAAACTCTACTCTGATACAGGAGCCGTTGCCTTAGAACAATCCGGATTATTCAGCTTCGCTGTTGGCTTGTCAAGGACTTTGGCTAAATCTATAGGGAATTAGTAAAGAAGAAGATAGAGAGAGAAAAAAATAGATAAAGATATAGGATTGGATAAAAAAATAGTAGGATAGAGAAGGATGGAGGATTAAAAAGAAAATATGATTCTAGAGTAGGTTAAGCCGATTTTAGGAAGAAGGAATGTGTTGTGGGTAACTATGTGGATAAAGTGTGGACAACTTAATATAGCCTGAACATATGTTTGCTATATATAGCTTATAAAAATGAAGTATATGGAGCATAATTGGATTTTTATATCATGAGGGGAATTGAACCTTAAATGGTATGGAATTGAATTATGCTCTTTTTTTAATGGATTTCCTCTTAGATTAAGGGGTGAAAATGAAAGGAGATATAGACGTATGACAAAGGTAGATAATGTCGTAAGAAAGGTAACTTTTAAGAATGATGATGATTTGTATTACCAGTTAGATAGATTTCTTCTAACTGATCCTGAATTAACAGGAAAGAATCTTCACTTAAAGCATATTCAGATGTTAGATGAGCATACAGCTTTTGTGTATCTGGAAGAAGATTTGAATACTATTTTTGTACGTTTGATTGGAAAAGACGGAGAAGAGCTATTGTGTGATGAAGATTATCCATTTGAATTCCTTACAATGTCTTTTGAGGAATTAAGATATGTGATTGATACAGGAAGGATTGTATACAATGATGTCGCATATAACCTGAAGAATGACATCTACAATATTAAGGATAACGGTGGACGATTCGTTGACTTATATTTAGTATAAAGAAAGGCGGTAATAATTATGAGACAGTATGAAGATAATCAGTATTATGAAACACCTAATAGTGAACAGGGATTCACAAATTATGAGCGATTACTGGTGGAGCTTAATAACAAGGAATACTATGATAAATCCACTTATACTAAGCTTTTAAATGAAAATGGATTAAATGCAAATGATATTTATAATAAAAATACAGATCATGCACAGTTGTTAGAGACAGCCTATGCAGTATTGTATACACTTTATAATAACATTGATTTATTTCGTAAAATTGAGACAGAATTTGTCACACAATCCGAAGCTGCCACTGCTCTTCAGAATAGATTGACAAATCTTAGGAAAGAGATTGATCGTGTGAAAGCAGATATGAAGTATGAAGAGTCAGATTTCACATTTATGTTTTATGGAAGATAGGAAGGAGATTTTTTATGGAAGAATTAAGATACTCTCCCTTAGAATCTGTATTCAAATCAACTATGCAGCGTGAGGGAAAAGAACTTCAAATATACACTTCAGGAGAGAAGTTTCAAGCTTTCTTTAGAAAAAATGAGGATAACAATAATATTCAGAATACAATCAAGCTCTATTATCCAGTTGATGCACCAGTAAGAGAGGGAGAGATAGTAAAATTTGGCAGGAAAAAATACCTGCTACTCAATCAGGAAACAGAAGAAAATACCTGTTACTATAAATCGGCTGCCCTTGCATTGAATGGTGAAATTTTATTGAATGATGGATCTTTAGCTGCTATTCCATGTTATGGATACGATATTAACAATGGATTGGCTCAAACAGGACAGACTATATCTGTGTTATCAGGTAATATGGATTTTTTAACAGAAGATAATGAACAAAGCCGAAAGATTAGGATTAATGATGAATTTAACGAATTTGGAAGAACATGGCACACAGATAATATCTATTATAAGGATGGCATAGCTCATATCATTACGAAAATAACTGAAGATAAAAAGTATCAAGAAAAGCTTACAATGTCCATTATTGGAATAGAGAATAGTTATACAATAGACGATACAGTTAAATTGCAGGTTATTTTATCTGTTAATGGAAATGAGACTGAAGGAACTGTGCAATGGACTGTTAGTGATCCAGAAGTAGCTTCAATAGATGATGCAGGTAATGCTATATTCCTTAAAGCAGGAACAGTAAAATTTATTGCAAAATGGGTTGAAAAAAATATGGAGCAAGAATCATCAACAATTACAGTTGTGGAGCAAGAGACTCTCAAACCGACTATAACAGCTACAATTTCTGGTAGGAATTTAATCCGTCCGGAAGTCTCATACTCTTATACGGTTAAATTTACGGATAAATCAGGAAATGAAATAAATAATGTAGATTTCCAATGGAAAGTAATACCATCTTTTGAATCAAATGACCTATCTTATACAATTTCTGATAAGTCAATTAAGTTGACTTTAGATAATTGGGATTTGGGGGGTGAAACGATTACGCTGCAAGTAATTCAGGATGGAATTATATTAGCAGAAAAGGAAATTACAGTTACATAATTATAAAATCTGACTCCACAAAATTGTGGAGCGAAATGTTAAAGGGTACACATAAACGGTGTACCCTATTTTTTTAGAAATTATTATTTATCTCCGAGTTCATCTGGGTGTTCTTGAATATATTTTTTTAAATAATCTGGCAGATTTAAGGAATGTACCATTTGATTTCGTTGTTCAGAATCCAACCCCTTCAGTAAATTATTTAACTTTTCAAGCTGAATTTTTGAACGGTTATTTTTAAACATATTTAACCTGTCTTTTTCTTCTCCATCTTCTAAATATTTATCGCAGGATAAAAGAATATTTTCTTTGTCATTCCCTTTCGGAACAAAGGCAAGATTATAATTGCACATTTCGGATATAATCATTAAATCTTTTACAGAAAATCTATCAAGAGATAGTTTATTCCGAAAAGTAGGCAACTTATATCCTAATATTTCTGCCACTTCTTTTTGGGCGATTGGAGAAGAAAGATCATCTGGCTCATTAAGTATTTTCTTTATAATGTCGGAAATTTGTTTTTTATTTTCACTCATATTTTATACTTCCTTTATGATTGAATTAAGCTATTACCTAATAAATTTAGATTTTCCTAATTATCATAACATAACTATATTCGTTATAGCAAATAAGTCTTGCTTTATTTTACGAAAATCAGGTCTAAAATCCATTTTAACTTCTATCCTATCAACTATCCTTTTTATACTTAAAATCCATTCTGATAGAAATAGCAAAGATATTTTCCTTACATTCATGGTAGAGAATCAAATCGTATCTCCAAAATCAAAAAAGTGTAAATATATATCATTCTCTCTTTGAAAAAATTTTTTTAAAAAATGGATAGAGAATAAAAAAGAGAAAGAAAAACATATAGAAAATGATAAAAAACCTTTTTTAAAGTGGATTTCAATATCACTACAAAAAAAATAGTTATAAAAAATAATTTAAAAAGTTATTGCAATATAACTATTTTAATGATATAACATAACCATAAAATAACAAAGGTAAAAAGTACCAATAAGAAAGGAAGTAATTACCATGAAAAAAGCGACAATAATTAGACCACTGGACAAATTAGGACGAATTGTAATCCCAAAAGGAATTAGAGATTCACTTAATATGTCACCACAAAGCTATTGTGAGATTATTCCAATGGAAGATGGAATTTTCATTAGAAAGGCAGAGAAGAATTTAAAAAAGGAATTAGAAGCTTTAATCAACCAGTATTATTCAGATGGACGATATGTCAAGCAAATGGACAGACTGATTGAATTGCAAGATGAAATGGAATAACAACTCAAAAAACTTATGGAGAATATCTATCTATAGGAAGAAAAGGAGATATAGCTATGAATATGTATGATGAAATTGTAAAAATGGAAGAAAAAAGATTAGGAGTGACAAGACCTGTACCAACAAAGAAAGAAAATAAGCTTTATTTGGTTGTAAATATTGATAATGAGGAAAATGAGTGCCAATTTCCATTGTTTGGAGACTTCTTAAAAAATGAAGGTGAAAGTTTTAATCCAGAAAATTTTTATATTTCTGTACAGGAATTAGTAAACAATTTATTTGCTTTTGAAGATGCAGATGATTTGATGGCTTATGAATACTTAGATAAGTTAATTGATTTATTAGAATTCGCTGCGATTGTATTTCTCGATGAATACGAAGAGAGAATTCATAATGATGAAGTGAGTATTCTCGCAACGGATCAGGATGGCACATTCAATTTCAGTATTAAAATCACATCACTTTCAGGATTGAGAACAGGTGTGAATGTCATAGATTGGAAAGAAGTAGGCATAATTCGTTTTTCAAATGAAGAAAGAGAATAGTAATTAGGAAGAGATGAATAAAAAGGTTATTGTTTAAAAAAGGAGATAAAAACTATGAGAACACCTACTATGTACACGAAAAATTTAAAGAATCATGTCATTACAACACAGATGCTTTTAGATTGTTTGTTCAGTGTAAATAAACGAGCCAAAAACTATCGAGATCAAGAGAGAAAATATCGTCATATGCGATATGACTATTACGATAATGAAGAAAAAAATCGTTCCAAGAAAGAGGAGTATTATCGTAAAAAAGATTTAATGTTATCTATCATTGAGCCAGTATGTATCCATAGAGAGGTATTCGAACGCTCATGGAGAGAACGAATTTATGATTATGATGATGAATACTGGCAGTATTATGAACAGGGAGGATTCGTACATACAGGTGGATATTGGGATAATGAATTAAAAGAATATGTAGAATTTGGAGATGTGATTAGAGAAGAAAAAGATTATAGATATTATCTTTTTTATGATTTAGGTGGAAATCATACGTTCCATACTCCAATAGATAATATTCCCCCAAAATATGAATCTTTGCAGATAATAGATATAGACGAATTGTGTACCTATGGACATGAGATAGAAGATCTGATTTCAACTCAATTTGTAAAGAAAGTAATTGAACTGATTGAGTCTGGCGAATATGAATTTGTAGCATAAAAAATATATTAATTTAAAGGACGGAAGATGGATTATGAGTATTATACCAGGAGAAACAATTAAAAGAGGAAGGTATTCATTTGAAATAGAATGTAATATTCCAGATTGGGGAGTATGGGTATATTTTGATGGTGAACCTTTATGGGTAAAAGGAAAAGAAGAAGAAGTGCAGGTTTATAAATGGCTAGGTGACAATATGAGATTGAATACATCACATCTGTATAATTTTATTAATAAGTTTGTGCGTGATGAAGCATATAGAAATAAATATCTTAATGGAGAACGTGGTTATAGAAAGTAACATCTGCAATTATTTCATCAAAAAATCATACTTAAAAAGAGAAGATATATATGAGGGGAACTTTTCCCTCATATATGTTTTCTATACATCAAAATCCGACAAAAGAAAGAAGGGGATAATAATTAGCAATAAAGAACAATTAAATATTTTACACCATTACTTTAATATGATGTTTCCGAATTCCCTCAAAGACAATGAATATGTGCGTCTAATTGCTCTTAGAAGGGGTACTCATGGTAATGTGATAGCAAGTAAGGTTGAATATGTACAAACCTTTGAAGAATATGCAGCGTTCGCCCAAAAATACCGTTATACACATGATGTATATAACCAGATCGCAACCAATAGGGGTACAGAAAAGGGAACAAAAAGCACACAAAGACAAAGAAAAGTGCTATTTCTTGATTTTGATAAGAAGGATTATCCAGAACTACAGAATGCTTCAGATTTTACAAAATGGATTCACGACAAACTGCCAAAACTTTATCTTCATGCGTGCATGAATAGTGGTCATGGACTCCACTTTTATGTTTCCATAAAACCGACTTGCAAGATAAATGAAGTAGTAGAGATTAATAAGGAACTTGTATCAATTTTAGGTTCAGATGAGAAAGCTGCATCACCGACACAGATTGACAGAATTCCTTGTACATATAACCACAAACAGGATGATGGCAGTTACGATTACGAAAATAGGGATAACTGGTCTTATGTGAAAATGGTAAATAATACCTATATGATTGGAAGTCAGTTTAAACAGTTTGACCTTCCTTATATTCGTAAACAAATGAATTATTTTAAAGACGTACAAGAGACACAAGAAATCCTAGAAAAAGTGGATTGGAACTATGAAGCACTGAATGATTACCCTTGCTACCTATGCGTCCAAAAGGTCATGAATGAAGGAGCTGACGAGGGACAGCGTAACTTCTGGCATGGTAGGATTGTAAAAATGCTTCAGATGGAAGGATATACAAGAACAAAGATACATTCTATTTGTCGAGAATATAATCAAAAATGCAGACCGCAAAAGGATAAGAAGGTGATTGAGGAAGATACAGATCGCTTTCTGGATACAGATTATAAGCTCTTAGGATGCTATGAGTCATTTCCAGATGGAAACAAATATAGAAAATGGATAGAAGCACAATGTGATAAAGTTTATTGTGGGACATATCATAATGGAGCGAAAATCTCAATCGAAGAAGGAGACGCTGCGAGGATAAATAAGAAAATATTATTGAACAGGGATTTGCGAACAATGACAGGAAATGAGTATTTAATAATTACACTACTGGATGTGTATAAAAAATCATTTGGACGGAGAGGGTTTAGAGTCAGAAATTTAAAAGAGCTTTTATATTCATCTGTAAGAAAGAAACAATGTATTGCGGATAGATTATTGAAAACTTTGCTTTTAGGATTGGAAACAAAAAAATGGATTGAGATAGTTCCTGATTCAAAACAATCGAAAAAATTTGATGAAAGCAAACTGAAGCTGACTAGAAGATTAAAAGAATTCCAACAGGGATATATTGAGTTTTACTTTTCAATAGCCGGTGCATTAATTGATGGGAGAATTACACAAAAGGAATATATTGTATTTATCACTTTAGTAAGAAATTTATCGAATAGTAAATCAGTTACGTGCAATCAATTAGCAGATGATTTGGATATGGATTGTTGTAATATTAAAAAATATATTAAGAAATTACATAAAGAAAGATGTTTGATTATTGAGAAAGAATATACAGATAGAGGATATGAATGTAACAAGTATTATATAACAAGTCCTGAATATTTCAGAGAACAATCTAAGGATAAGACAGTACCATTTAATAAGAGTAGCACAAAAATAAAAACTGATGATGTAGACAGTATGCAATTAACAATAAAATTATTAGCTTAGTTAGATGGAATGTGATTGAATGATTGATTGTGTGGGACACCCCTCTCAGTATTCCCTACGGTCATTACTATTATACATTCGTATACAATAGGGGTAATTTTAAGCAGATTTTTAAAATTACAAAATCGCTAAAACTTCTTTGTTTATAAGGGTTTTGAAAGCTTTTTAAAAGTGAAAATAACGTGCGAAATCCAGGGGTAATTTTAAGCAGATTTTTGACACAAAAAATAGCCGAAAAGCCTTTATTTATAAGGGTTTTAGCAATTTTATTAACGTGTATTTTAAAAATTGAAATTAGGACAGAAACATAGAAGAGTATTAAATAACTATGGAAACTATAATGGTAGACGATTTACAATCTCGCAAGATAGCGAAGCCGCCCTATTTATGCGGTTTTTGAGAGATTTTAGTGTGTATTTTATAAAGGAGAAAATTTATGTTAAATATAAATGATTTGGTAGTAGATGAAGAATTTGAGGAATTGTTACCTTCTCTTACACCAGAAGAATTTGAGCGATTAGAGCAGAACATTTTGAAGAATGGGATGCTTGATCCTATTAAGGTTTGGGAAGAACCAGATACGGGAAAATACATTATCATTGATGGACATAACAGGTATAAGATTTTGAGGAAAAATAATATCGGTTGGAATTATTGGGAAAATTATAAAATTATGTATTCTGATGAATTACCTACTAGAAATGATGTTAAAACATGGATGTTGGAGCAACAGTTGGGACGTAGGAATTTATCAGATGCAGAAAGATATGAGATTGTCCAGAAATTTAAAGGTGTGTTTGTAGAGCGAGCAAAAAAGAATCAATCTTTAGGTGGCAAAGGTTCGTCAAATTTGACAAAAGTTAGTGTTCGAAAAGAAATGGCAAATGCAACAGGAGTTTCAGAAGGATCATATCGAAAAATGGATGCAGTTATGCAGTCTGACAATGAAGAACTAAAGCAAAAATTACGTGATAAGAAAATATCTACTGACGCTGCATATAAAAAATTGAAGAAAAAAGAACAGGATCAGAAGTCACTCACACCAGAACAGGAAATTGATAGGATGGATAAGAGAATAGATTCCATCGAAAAAACTATGAAAATGTTAATGGATGAAAAAGAAAAGCTACTGGATCAAAGAATTTTAGTTATAGGAAAATTAGATGTAAAATGCCCTGTCGAATACAAATGGGTAGAATCAGGTACATTCTTTTATTTTTGGAAAGCTCAGTTTTATGTCAAGAGTGACGGAAAGAAGAATGTTTTAGGTGAATATACTGTTTATAGAGAAGAATATCCATCCAATTATATCATGGAAGAAGTACCAGAAAAATTCAGATCAGATTTTCGGATGGTTTGGAAAAAAGCACATGATGAAGTAGTTCAACTGAAACAAGAATCTCTGAATCAATCTCTGAATCAGAATTATTCAGAACAAGCTATTTCAACAGATAAAACTATTTTAAAAAAATTTTATCGTGTTCTTGCGAATACATATCATCCAGATAATAACAAGACGGGTGATCCAGAGATGATGCAGTATGTAAACGAACTAAAAAACGAATGGGGAATTTGATTGAAAGGACAGAAGATGAATATGGGAACTGAACAGAAATGCAAAGCTTATAATGATATTTTGATTAGAGATTTTGATGCAGCTCAATTATATTGGAAATTTTATGTGATGTCAGAAAAGGCAGATAAGGATAAATGGATTAAAAAAGCACAGGAATATCTTGAAAATAAGAAGAAATTAAGGGAAAAGAAAAAGAATGATTCTGATTATGACAAATTAAAAGCAAAAGTGAGTGATGAGGAGAAGGAAATATTCTCTTTCAAAAAGAAGATCGAAATGCCGACAAAAGATGATAGATATAATTACGGTGGTTCAATTTCTGATTCACTCATGAGTAGGAAACAGAGGGCGATTTGCAAATCAAGTGAGATTAGAGAGGGAGATAAAGTGGATTTTTCGGATTTGATTATTAATTTGAAGTTCACATCCGATGTTAGAATACCTTCAGGGGAGAAGAAGAAGGTGTTTGATGAAGAAAAAATGGAGATTGTAGATTCAGCAGAGGACGAATATAAAGCATTAATAACAAAAAAGAAGCTCCGAAAAATGGCTTATACCGATGGAATCACAATAAATGGTGTACACTATGTTAATTTTCAGAGGACTTCCAGTAAAGCGAGAACAGGTAGTTGTTTATTTATTAAAGAGGAATACTTTGAAACTATGAATAATTGGCAGAACATGGGAATCCCGTTTGAAAAAATGGACAAAATAGATTTAGTCGCAACTCGTAGTTATACCTCATTGATCTCTTCTTCCATAATTGGAACGCTTGATATTGATCCTGATTCAATCCTGCTTATTGATGAGATTACAGGTGAATATACGCAAGAATGTAATGTAGTTGATGTAGAAAATGAACACTTAATAGTAAACAAAAAAGAATATACGCAGCGTACCGATTTATGGGACGGACAATCTCTTGCCGATGAATCTATATTTAATGAAGGAAAATATGTTGACCGTCAAGGGAATGAACATAGTTATTCTGATAAAGGATTTTTATTATTGAGATTACATTTTTTTAAATCGGCTGCATTTAATACTAAATTGCAGAAATACTATAAAGAAAAAGGTATTACAAAAGTATATGACCGTTTTGGCACAGAATTTGATGTAGGGAAAATAAAGATTGTTACCACGAAAAACTCATGTAAAATTTTTAAATTTGCAGATGTTATTTGTGAGTATATGATACCCGAAGAAAAAAAGGTAACGCTGCATGAATTAGAAAGAATCGGAGAAGAAAAAGCAATTAAATTAGAAAAAGAACGTCTTGTTTGGGAATGGTACAAAGATAAATTAAAAGCGGATAAAGAAGTCTTCGGTGTTTGTAAGTATGAGAAGAAATCAAAGTTTGGAAACTCCCAACAGCTCTGGTATCAGGTACTCAACAGCTTAAATTTTTCAAAAGATGAATTATCAAAGCTTGTTGCGGATCAGATAGAGGAAATTAATCTTATGAAAAATCATCCTGCTTTCTTTAAAAGGCATTTGGATATGAAACCTACTAATCGTGCAGGTAAAACTATGATGCTTCAGCTATTGAGTGTAAATGAAGATATTTCTCGTACAAAATGGTATAAAGATTATCTCCGGGCATATATAAATGATATGATTTTGAAGATAAAATCAGGAAAAATTCAGATTCCAAACTCAGATTTTGCCGTTTTAGTAGCAAATCCTTTTGAAATGCTTCGTGCCAGTACTGGTGAGAAAGTGACTTCTAGTATTTTACAGGATAATGAGGTATGGAACAGCCGTTATCAGGATAAAGAAGAGTTATTCGGATTTAGAAGCCCTCATATTGCTACGGCAAATTGTGCTTTACTAAAAAATAAAAAGTGTGATGAATGGAAATGGTTTAATTTTACGGATAGGATTTTAATTATTAATCTATGGGGAAAAGGTGCTTTTCTGTCACAGATTTGGAATGGGAGCGACACGGACTCGGATCAGGTATTTTGTGGAAATAATGGAATTTTATTACAAAAAGTAAAAGAAACCGTAGAGAGTGAGAAATATTTAATTCCAATTAATGGATTATCACCTGACCCTGATCCGAAAGAATACACAGATGAACAGATGGCAAAGGTTGATGCCAAACTTCAGAATGATTTGATTGGAAAAATCTGCAATTACGCAAGAGATTTACAAAGCATATACTGGCATTTGTACAATACCGGTACGGAGGAAAATAAAGAAAAATATCTTCCACAAATTTGTGATGACATTTGTATATTGGAAGTTTTATCCAACATTGCTATTGATAATGCAAAGAGAACGTATCCTGTAAAAGTAAATATGGAGCTAGAAATTTTAAAGAAAAGAAATTATCTGGAGGAAGAAGGAATTTTCTTTAAAAATGATGCCTTATATGTAACGAAAGTAGGGCATAAGGAACATCTTTATAAGGAAACAATCAAAAATATTGATACATATTTGGATCATTTGAGGAAAGCAGAGACTGAAGAAGAAAAAGCAATTTTGAATAAGCACATCGAGGAAGAGTTGATTGTAGAGAGAAATATAAGGATGAAGCCTGATTTTACGAAAAATCTAAAGTCTAAAAATAGGAAAAAAACTTCTAGGAACAAAGATGAATATGTAAAACTAGAAAGTCCAATGGATCATCTTATCTCAATCATTGATGAAAATGTGGTAAGGGCAAAAAGAACAAAAATTTTATCCATTTGTGATATTTTAGATCCAGTTTGTAAAGAAAAAGTAGATTATAACCGTGTAAAAAGAATTATAGAAATTGCATTAAAGGGAAAGAGTAATTTGGGAGAAAATCAGAATGAATATAATGATAAAAAGAAAGATTTAGAAAAATTTGTAAAAAAGAGAGAAGGTATAATAGAAGAAATAATTAAAGATATGAGGGTGGAAAGAGGAAAGTCAAGAGTAATAACAAAAAGCGACATCAATAAATTATTACACGATGCCTATGACGTTAGGAAAAATAGAGATAAAAGAAATAAAGAACTGGTAGAAAATAAGGCAGGCGGCTTGATGATTCAATGGCTTTATGAAGCTTTTCCAAAAGAATTTATTTCTGCAATTCGGGAAAATAAAGGAACTGTTACACAAGTATATACAGTCGGAAGGAATGTTCAGCCTAAACCAAATGAAGAGGTATATAGTTTATACGGAAAAAAATATGTAATTAGATAACAAAATAAAATGATGAAATGGAGTCGATTATTCGACTCTATTTTTTTCGTTAAAGAAAAATTTTAAAATGTTTAAAAATATATGTTTAAAAAGTGTTGAAAAATCAATAAAAAAATCATGTCGTAAAAATGGAAAGTTATTGCATGATATGGTATATAGTGGATTAAAAAGAAAATAATTCTTGATAAGTATAGCTATTATATTTTTAGAAAGGAAAGACCAAGAATGGAATTATTAAGACAAAGATTAAGAAATTTTCTCTTCAAAGAGGGTGTTTCACAAAAATTTATAGCTGTAGAAACAAACATTAATCCATCTAAATTGTCAAAATTTAAAAATCATAAAGATGATTTAGGAATTTGTGACAGAACTTCTTTAGATAAATTTTTAACATCTAAAGGATATTAATTCGATTGAATCTGCACTTGGAAAATCTCTTTGAGTGTAATCCGGGTGCAGTTTTAATAAATTTATACGGAGAGTTAGCCTTTCGTTCAGAGGTTTAATTCAAATGTATAAGACATTTAATATGCATTTTATCCGAGTGGTAATTTATGCGTCATTACTTGTGACATCTCACAAGAATCATGTGTGATAGCCTTATGCTATTAATTAGAGTTTTCGTCCTTTCTCTTCCCTCCATTCTAAAAAAGGATATATGTAGCACATCCGTTTTGCAACATGCGGATGTGCTATTTTTAAGTAAATTTTTGTTATATATTACATATTTGTTGGGTTTGTGCGTTGAAACGAGTAAGGGTTAATGCATAAAAACAGGAAAGGATTGTTTAATTATGGAAAATAATACAAATGTAAATACAAATACAGAACCAAAAGTAAAGGATGGAACATCAAATATTGATGGGACTACTCCTGAAGATGATTCTGTAAAAGATACTGTCACAATGTCTCAGGAAGATTATGACAAAGCTATCCAGAGTGCAACAGATAAGGTACGAGGGAAATATTCTAAAGAAATTAAAGAACTGAAGGATAAAATCAAGGAACTTACACCTGTGGAAAAAACACAGGCTGAAATTGATTTAGAAAATCGTATCGCTGCATTAGAAGAATCAGAAAGAGCTGTGGCAACTCAAAAGAAGAGATTAGAGATGCAGGAGCTTTTATCAAGTAAAGGACTGGATAAATCTCTAATTGATTTTGTAAAAGAAGATACTGATATTGAGGCTCTGGCAGGAGTAATTGATGGAATCGTAAAAGGAAAAGTAAAAAATAATGCTTTCGTTCCGGGCAATCACTCTTCAGACGAGACAGTATCTCAGGAAGAGTTTCGGGCAATGAATTACTCACAGAAAGTAGAGTTACAGAAAAAGAGTCCAGAACTTTTTAAACGCTTAATGGCAAACAGATAATTAAAAAGAACATATGACCTATCGTTTATCGGTAGGTCTTTTTTATGAAAAATTTGAGAAAGGACGTAATAATATGGCTATTGTAGTACCAGAGATTTTTGCGGATGCGACTAACGCAGCGTTAGATCATAGTATCCGCATCGGAAGAATTGCATTTGATGCGACAGATTTAGTCGGTGATATTCGAGAATGTGGTGATACCGTACATTTTCCAGTAATTGACCGTATCTCCGATGCAGAAGTAATGGAAGATGGAACAGAGCTTACCCCATCCGAAGTATCTATGACAGATAATACTGCCAAAATCAAACAGGTTGGGAAGGCAGTGCGAATTTATGATAAGCACTCCACACAGGTAAAAGGACAGCTTATTGATAATATGGCTACACAGATTGGCGAATCTATGGCAGATGCCATTGATAAAGATTTAATTGGTGAAATGGATAAGAGTGCAGTCTATAAAGTATCAGGTGATGCTACATCAATCACTTATACCACTATCGAAGCAGCGTTTGATTGTTTTGGAGATAAAGCTGATAGAAATACCGCTGGAATTATTATTAATTCCAGATTAAGAAGTAAATTTTTATCAATGGATGAATTTGTAAAAAATGATCGCACATATGTTAATAACGCAAATGGAACACCAGTTGATGATGATGGAGTAATCGGTTATTGGAGAGGAAGTATTCCTGTGATCCTATCAAATAACGGAACTTACGATGAAGAAAAATTAGAAGTAAAAACTTACATCGTGAAAAATATGGCTCTTGGCATCATTAAACAGAAAGATGCAAGCATTGAAGAACAGCGAGAATCCTTAAAGAAGGCAACTCTAATTTCTGCGGATGAAATGTATGCAGTTAAGCTCATTGATCCAAAGGGTGTTGTCATTATTCGCAAGACTATTGAGTAATTCTTTTTTATTCATAGAGATATTCTCTTTTTAAATGTCAGGGTATGGCATTTGAACGTCATACCCTGCTTTTTTAAAGAAATTTTTATTGTAATACACGAAAGGACATACTAATTATGTTGGATGTTAAATCATTAAAAGAATACAGATTGCTTCGAGGGTTATCATTGCGTGATGTGGCTCGTTACTGTGACATTTCTTTTCAAATGATTTCAGGCGTAGAAACTGGTCTATACGGTTTAACAGAATCTACCTATAAGGAAATCGTAAAAGGAATTAACAGAGCTTCACAGGCGAAAGCAAGGGGAACTTTTGAAGCAGATAAAGAAAAAGAAAAGGCTGCAAAAGAAGAAGCAGCGAAGAATACAAAAGAAGAGAAAACAATGCCGAAAAGGTCTACGGCTAGAACAAAAAAGACTAAATAAAAGAAAGGAGCAGGGTATGCAGATTATAATTGTGGGTGCTTATATTAAGGCACCCGGATAGGTTAATGGACACTAATACTATTAAAAACACACATATTAAACATGAATTATTAAACAAATTGCCAGATTGGTGTAAAGGAGATATATCGCCTGATATGTACTATCTAGTATGCACTGATGATATGGATTCACTCTTTTCATGCGATAGATTACATACGGTTTTTGGCTTGGAAATAGGAGGATTTTACGATTTTAAAAGTGGATTATGGCTTAACAAGGAAAGGACAGGATACGGATGGAAAACACCTATATATGTGGATTTATCTATTGCCAATAATCAGTATTGTTATGATAATCATAGGACGCTCATCCAGAATACTAATGCAGTAAACCCAAATGTTATTGCTACAAAATATTATGAGAAATATAATTTTGGTACGATTGCATTAGTAGCAGCCTTGTATGGTGGTGTAGATAAAATGAGTGAGGAATTAAAAACTATATTACTTGCCATTGATGGTGGTTTTATCGGCTACTACAATAAGGATGGTAAGTATGCTTATGTTAATTTATACTGGTTGGAAAAATTAGGTTTAACGGAATATCTTGTACCGATTTTGAAAAAGCACGATATGAAATATTTCCAAGATTTTTCGGTAAAACATAATTTATATGACAAGATAATAATTACATCAGATGGATATTTAGATACACCGACTTATCGTGTGCCAGATTATCAGTTTGAATTGGTACAACCGATACAGAAGGTCTTTGCGTCAAAGTATGAAGTGACGCAGCGTATCAAAAGGAATGAAAAAATAATTGTAAGTGCGGAGACGTTTAAAGACAATTATATCCTAAACATAGCTGTTTAGAATTAATAGTTTAAAAAGTAAGAATAGGAGTTAAAACAATGACGAAGAAAGAAGAAAATAAAATTTTCAAAGAAACTTTACATGAGAGATTTTTTTGGACATATTCTACAGGTCTGAAAAATTATCTGACAGAAAACGGACATAAATTTTTATTCCGTTGCACCCACTTTAAGAAAAGTAATTTTTTCTGGATTTATGATAAGACAGAAAAATTATTACAGGATGTAAAGGAATACTGGGAAGATAAAGAGAGAGTAAGTGATACTAAGGAAGATAAACTTACCAGCGAATAGGTCATGTGTTTTGAGAGGGTATATATTATGCCCTCTTTTTTAATTATAAACAGATAATATTAAACGAAAGGAACATATATATGAGCGACAATATGAAAGACAAAAGAAATCCTAGATTCATGGGAAAAGTGAAAAAATGGAATAGTGAGCGAGGGTTCGGATTTATCAAATGTTTTGAGGATGGTAAGGAATATTATATTAATTCCAGATTTATCGGTGATGAAAAAGAGTTAATTCGTGGATCAGTAGTAGAATTTGAAATCTGGAATGCAAGAAATGATAAAGAAAAGAAATTCGCTGCAAAAGTAATTGTAATAGAGTTACCAGAGAGGTATTAAAAGAAAGGAAGATAAAATTATGAAAAAAAATCGTGTTTATATGTCATGTGGAGGAAGCAATTTAAGTAACAATGAAGCATTAAATGTAATTGCAAATCATTTAGGTTCAAGAAAATAAAAGGTAAATAGGAGAGAAAAATATAGATGAAAAAAATTACATGGGATTTTTTATCGGTGGAATTAACAAGAAAATGTCAAATAAACTGTAAGCATTGCTTTAAAGGGAAATGCCAGAATATTACTATTTCAAAAGAAGTTATTGAGAAATTTTTAAAGCAAACTGAGGCTATTGGTTTTCTTCACTTTACTGGTGGAGAGCCTATATTGGCATTGGAAGAAATGGATTATTTTTTAGATCTTTTATATGAGTATCGTATCCCTCTTTTCCATCTACAGATTATTACAAATGGATATGAGAAGTCAGAAAAATTTGTGCAGATAGTAAAAGATTATTCTGAAATGATTAAGCTATGTTATTTGGATAAAAAAGTTGATATGAAATATTACGTTACGATAGGAGTATCCGTTGATAGATACCATGTCGGATATGAACCGAAAGATGCACTGGAATACTATAAGAAAGAATTAGAAGGATATGCGAAAGTCATTCCTATGACAGATGGTAATATCCCGGTGAAAATTGGAAACGGAACAAATCTTCCAGAAGCCATTTCAGAAATGGATAAACAGAGGTTAGATACGCGAATTGAAATTCTTTCCAAAGATACAAAGCCAATGTGTCCGCATTATAAAGCATATAAATTATCACATGAAGAACAGGTATATGTTGTATGCGAAATGAGTTTATCTGCTAAAGGTAATGTGACACTAGGTAAGGTTTCTTCAAATAATGAATATGATTTTGAGGATTTACCAAATCAATACATATGTAATGTAAACGATAGGATGTCTATTTATGATTCTATCATTGAATATAATAAAGACAAAAAATCTTGTTTGGAGATGAATAAGGAAAAGCGAATTAGAGATAGAGAGAGAGAAGAAAATCCCAGATATAAAGCGAAAATGTTCAAAAATATATTCAATTATGTACGGATTGTAGGAGATAGTGCAGCGAGTGAGGATTTTATTACATTTTTAGCTAATAAGTATATTTCTGATCCGTTAGAAGCGAAAGATAAAGATGTAATAAATATTAATGATATTCCATTGGAAGATATAGATAGCATTATTACAGATGTTGAAAATTTTGAATACAGAAAAGAGGAATAATATGGATAAGATAGATTACCGAAAAGCGGATATAGAAAAATTGATAGAAAGTAGTTCTAGTGAGTTTGGTAAAGAAATGTATAACAATCACATTTCTTTAATGAATAGAGTATATAGGAAAGTTAATAATAGTCTGGAAAATGTACAGACGGATTTTCGTATGTCCGTTATAGAAAAGTACATGAAATGGTTTAATGAATGGTATACTGATGTGAACAATCAGGAATTGGATATTATATGTTTTATTTTAGGAGATTCATTGAGAAATGTTACGGATTATTTTAATAGCACAGGTTATTTAGTGATGGAACAGTTAGGAAGAGTTGCACAAATGGTTGAAGAAAAATCAAAGGAGTATGAATATTAATGGAAAAAATGATAGATAGGAAGTCATTACTATTAATGGGAAAAGCATTGGCAAATCCTGAATATAAAAGAGCATTTATTACAGCGATAATGAACGATGAAGATTATGAGGAGTTAAGAAATTTATATATAAAATTAGATAAAAAAGATAAGGAGATTGAAAATAATCTTTACAATATTATTTATGATTCAAGAGAGAAAGAGAGAAAACCTGCACTTAAAACAGAAGAAAAGTTACTTCAAAGTTTTGAAAAATTAAGTATGTTTGGTTTGTCAATGGGTATGTATAAGAAATCATTGAGCGAATGTGAGAATCATGTACCAGTGCTACGGCAAGAGAGAAAAGCTATTATTGATGAAATTAATAGGCTATATGATAATTACGAGGGAAAATATAAAGCGAAAATTAATAGTGAGGAAACTAAGAATATTCTACTTACGACTTCTAAAAAGACAGAAGGAGACGTGGAGGAAGATTTCCTTACATGGATTATTGGATTGAGAAAATAAAGAAGGTGATTAAGATGCCAAAGAGAGAGAAGCGAGAGTTTGAAGCAAATGGAAAGTCACTTTCTAAGGAAAAAACCATCTATCAGACTCTTAAAGAGATGATTGGTACAGATACAAAAGTATACTATATTATGTGGAAGTTTTGCCCTGAATATTTGAGAGGGGCAGAGAAATCACCTGTAAAGACTTTTGATGATTTGAAGAACAGATATGCCGTATTTTCTGATTCTATTACAGAAGAAGTATGTCAGAAATATATTTTAGAAGCAGGTTGTCAGGCTGCCATCAAATGGTTACTAAAACGGCTGCATCAAAAAAAACAGATTGAGCTATACCAAACATATTATGATAAGGCGATGCAAGGCGATGTACAAGCATTTAAAGCATTTGAAGATTTTTCGGAAAAATTTTTTAAAGGAGATCAGGAAAATCAATTAACAAAATTATTGAATCGAATTCCAGATAATGCACTGGAAGATGAAGAAGATTACAGCTATACATATAAAGAATAAAACTATATACCAAAATTGAACATGAAAATTAAGTGAGTTGCCCTCTATGGACAACTCTTTTTATATAACAGGAGTAAAAAGTAATGACAAAGGAAGATAAATTAAAGAAGATTGTCTCTGATCCTGTGTTATGGGTTACTTATTTTATAAAAATCGTAGATAAAAATGGAATAAAAGTACCGTTTATTCCTACTTACCATCAAAAAGTATTGGCAAAGAATTTCGGAAAATTTAATATCATTTGTAAATCAAGACAGCTAGGTATTACTTCGTGGGCGATAGCATACAGTTTATATCTTACTCATACGCAGTCGGATACAGTTTGTATGCTTATGAGCTACAGTTTAGATACCGTTGACATCGTATTTAAAAAGTTAAAAGCCATGTATGAGGACTTAGATCCATCTGTAAAGATTAAAGATGTAGCAAACAACAGGAAGGAATTAATCCTTGAAAACAGAAGCAGAATTGTATGTTGTGTATGCGGAAGTAAAGATGCCGCCAGGGGAGCAACATTAAGATATGTCCATTTAACAGAGGTTAGTTCGATGGATGATGAAAAACTGAAAAATCAGTTAGTTGCCATCGAAGCGGCGTTAAGACCTGATTCTGAATGTGTATTGGAATCCACATCAAAAGGCATGAATTATTGGTTTGAGCTATGGCAGCGAGCTATTAATGGAGAATCACAGTATAAGCCATTTTTCTTCAGTTGGTTGAGTGACACAAAGCTTTTTATCGAGGAATATAACGATAATTCAGAAGAATATAAGCAGAAATACGGAGATTACCTTGCACCGGAAGAACTTGACGAAGAAGAACAAGCTTTATATCTAAAAATGAATGGAAAAGAAAACCCATTAGCGATAAAGAAATTAATGTGGCGAAGAATGAAGATAGCGAATATCGGAATCGAAAAATTCCGACAGGAATATCCAACTACTGCAATGGAATCCTTTGTTGTATCTGGAAATAATCTGTTTGATTTAGAGCTTATTCAGGAACGGAGAAATCATTTAGATGAAACTCTAACTGTGAAATTACCTGTAAAAATTCCAACTATGATGAAAAAGTGGAAAAGTTCTATTAAAACATGGAGACTGCCAGTAAAAGACGAAAAATATTACATTGGGGTAGATACAGGAGAAGGAATTAATTCAGATAACAGCGTTATCGAAGTAGTAGATGAAAGTGGTTTCCAGTGTATGGAATTCGCAAGTAATAAGATTAAGCCTTACCAGTTTGCAGATTTAGTGCGTGAGATTGGAAATATGTATAATACAGGTTTACTTGTAATTGAGAAATTATCAGCCGGACATACTGTTTTAGACAAGCTTTACGATGGCAGTAATCGGTATATTAATATTTACAAGTCTAAAGTTTATGACATGAGAGGAAAGACAAAGAAGAAACCGGGATTTGAGACAACAGGAAAGAGTCGTCCTATTATCTTAAATAGGCTTCAGGAATTATTTGAAACAGGACAAGTGTGTGTTAATTCCAGTGGTTTACTGGATGAAATGAAGGTATTCCAGTCAGATAATAACGGAAAAGTACAGGCTGCACAAGGAGCAAAGGATGATAGAGTAATGGCTTTCGCTATGGCTCTGGAAGGATTAGCAAATGGAATTTATTATGTTTAGAAATATGTGTTTAGAAAGGGATAAAAATAGAGATGAAATACGAAGAATATCAGAAAATTATAAAAAACGCAATGTATGACTATGTTAATGCAGGAGGAAGTACCTTTTCGCTTTTTAAGGTGCAAAAAAGATATAAATTTGACATCGAAGATAAAACGATGCCATCCGAAAAGGTAGACAGACTTATTGATAAAGCTGTGCAGGCGATTAATTTAAAAGACCCATTACCTAAAGGGATTCGGCTTGTCGGTTGTAAATGGGGTGTGGATGAATGGTATTAATTGATAAAATAAAAGATTTTCTTGGAAGTAAAAAGGATGGAGGTATTATGCCGGGCAATAAAATGTGGTTTGAGACAGAAATTGATAAAATTAGGTATGCGGATAGGATCAGAAGAGTTAAAAAGATTGACAGCTACTTAGCCAGAGAACATAAAGTGTTGGAGCGTCCCGACTTCCAGTTCAAAGGGCATACATATGAAACTGCGAAAATTGTACTTCAAACCTTAAAATCTATTGTGAAGTTCCATAGCAGTTTTATTTGTGGAGAGCCTGTTTCCATTACAGGAGATAAGGAATTTGTTTCTGCCTTAAATAAAATCTATCGAAAAGGTGATTATATTGAAGCCGATTTGAAGATCGCTAGAGATTTAATTTCTTATGCAGATGCGTTTGAGTATGTATATTTAGATGAAAATAATAAAATTCGTTCCAAAATCATAAAAAATACAGATGCGTATCCCCTTTATGATGCAGAAGGGAAATATTATTGCTTTGTAGAAAACTGGACGGATAGTGATACCAGATTATCTTACAGTAATGTGTATTATCCTGACAGAGTAGAGATTTACAAAGGAAGAGGATTAGTTGATACAAAAGAAAATCTAACCGGGCTGCCAATCTGGTATAGCTCTTTAGATAAAACAAAATATGATAATTTTGGTGACCCATTTCTTTTGGATTTAATCCCTATCATGGATTCAGTGGAAAATCTGCTTTCTAAATTGGATGATGCAGTGACAACTTTGTCTATGAATCCTTTTGGTGTGGTATCGGGGCAGAGGATTAAGAGCGAAATTCCTAAAGATATTGTAGGGGTAACCCTTAATCTGGAAGATGGAGGATCTTTTAACTATGCTAATGCCACTATGGATAAGGATTCCATCAAGCTAGAACTGGATTATCTAATTCAACAGTTTTATGCGGTTGCTTGCGTTCCGTCTAGCATCTTAGGTCAAAGTAATGTGGCGAATGTATCAGAAACATCAATTACAATGTTGTATCAACAAACTTCTAATTTTAACCGTCAATTTATTACTGAAATGACTAAAGGTTTTATGCAGCGTATGGAATATATTCGAAAACTTATGGAGATTCAGGGACAAACTGTTACGGATGAGGTATTTGATAGCATTAATTTTCTGTTCAATGTAAGTAAACCAGTAGATAATGAAGCAAACATGAATAACATGAAGATTCAATATGATTGCGGAGCAATTAGTAAACAGACGATTATAGACAAATCCCCATACACAACGGATACAGCTCTGGAATTACAGAGATTACAGGATGAAGCAAAAGTATCGCAAGAAATAGAAGAATTAACCCCTGTTCCTGATACCAAAACAGAAGAAATAGTAATTGATGATGAAAATAATTAAAATACCGCTAGAATTGGCGGTATGTAGAAAGGATATAGAATGGAAAATTACAGATATAAAATCGTACAGATCATAGCAACCCCTAATCTAAAAAGTAAATATGCGGTAAGAAATATCGGAAAAATGGCATATTTTAATTTTGATTTTATGACAAAAAATAGCCTGAAGAAGTTCTTTTCTGAAGAAAAATACGAAAGTGGAGAGTATCTGGTTCTGAAGATACAGGAAGAAGAGTATATTCCTGAAGCCATCTGTATATATAGAGATAAAGAACAGGGATGTTTTATAGATTTTAAGTTGCCGGGTGAAGAATGGAAAGCATTAGTGAGAGAAGTTTTCTCTGAAATTCCTGAAATTAATGTAAAATTAGAAATGCAGACTATGCATAAGGTGAGTGTGCCGGTGATTTAAGGTCACTATCAGTTATCACGAAATTGTGGTGATGCCAAAGTGATTTAAAATAATTGCAATGCGATATTGAATGATGTTGACAAAATTGCAACGAGATAATATAATCGAGATAGGAACAAGAGGATAATTGCGATGTCCAATGATTGCTCCTGAAAACATTTTATGTAAATATTAACAGTTACAATGCACACGGCTACTACCTACGCCAATAGGGAGTAGCCTTTTTTCTATCTATAAAATAGTATATTATTTGCGGTGATTATCTAGGTAAGATAACGCTGCAAAAATTACTAACAACAGAGTCAAAACTTCCATTGTATTCATCATTGGCATTACCCCCTTTCTGTTTCCAGAAAAGACAATCACCAGACTTATCCCTAAAGTTTGTTCCGTATCTCGACAAAAATAATTATAACATATTTTGTCGAAATGTGCGACCCTATAATAACAATATAACATAACTAAAATAGTTATAAAATATCACTAAAATATATTGACAAAACGTATAAAAAGAGTATAATAGTAGATGTAAAGAGAAATCGCTCTCTTTCAAATATGTGTGAAAATGTGTTTTTAATAGTTTTCGGTGCGCCAACACCTAATCTCCTAGAAAAGCAATAGGAAAATTCAATAACCGTCCTTTTTATAAGGCAAAAAAGATGAAGTATCCAAGAACGCTTCATCTTTTTTTGTGTTTTGAGGTTTCTGGAAACCTACCCTCTTTAGAGGTAGTATAATGAA